TGTGTCATGACGTAAACGTCTTATGTCGTGAAGCAAGTCTTCTACAAACTTGAGCATGGTTTCCTCTTACCACGGGCGGGAGAACTTTTAGCTTCTCCCGATAGCTAGTTACTGTGATTATACACAGCCTGTAAATCTATCCACTATTTTTTCTTAGCGGTTTTTGCTGACTTAATAAATGCTTGTTTTGTTGGAGCGCCTTTTGTTCCAGGCTTTCTCATCTTTTCACCTGATCCTTCGGCAATCCGTTTTTTCTTTGCTGCAATATTGGCATACAAACCGGGTTTCATGAGCATTTCCACCTTTTTAAAGAAGCTGCTTTGCGTGTTGGTTTGCCATTCTCATCCTTCATAGGACCAGGCATCCCGGACATTCGGGCACAAAATGATTTTTTCCGAGCACCGCCTTGTGGCTGAGGGGCTTTTAGATTCGAGCCAGTAGCCGCATTATACTTAGCACGGCCTTTGGCGGTAAGCCCAGCACCCTTAGATGCAGGCAACTTTTCACCACGACCAATCGCAAGCGAAACACTTTTCTTCTTTGTTGCCATTTTTAATACACGCCTACCGGCAAATTCCCGTCACGCCGGAATGTAATACGGCCGCCTCGCTTTTTAATCTTGCTTTCCTGAGAAGAGACCATAGAAGCTGGTGCTTGGCTACCTTTTGCCGTTGCACTTTCCTTGATCTCGCCGCCTTTAGCCTTCTTAGTTGCCCCCGCCTTGTTGTAAGCAATGGCAACCGCCTGCTTGACCGCAGCCGCTTTAGACCTAGGCTTAGACGTACCGATGCGCCCGCTACTCTTGTAGGCATCTACTACCTCCTTGATGTTGCTGCTCATTACTTTTTGACTTTTACCGGATTTGAGTGGCATTTTGCGCTCCTTGTTTTTGCATAACCGCCATTAGGCGTTCATTTGCAATCTTTTCATTGGATTGAATTTTTTGCAAGTCAATCTGATCTTGCTTTGCTTTATCAGCTTGGTCAAGTTGCAAGCGCTGAGTCTCTACTTGAGTCTTTTGTTGGTCTCTTGCAGCATTTTGCTTAAGCTCTTGCTCTTTGAGCTTGATCAATGGATCGCCTTGATCACCCATTAACTCTTCTTGAACCTTTTTTACTTCCTTGAGGTTCTCTACAACCTTAATTGCAATCATTGCCTCACGCTGCAAGTCAGAGACCATGCGCTCAGGGTCAGTACCATAGCTCTTAAAGATTTCCGCTTCAGTATCTTCTTCCGCTTTGGTCTTTACGTGCTCAAGAATATGCTTTTGCAACTCAACCGCAGACAAGGGGTTGCTTTGCAAGATTGGAGACATACCTTGGATTAGATGGCTCATAATATGAGCGTCATGTTGCTGTCCAGCAAACGCCTTGAGTGCTACGCCATCTAATACATCTGCATTTTCTGTTGCAGGATCTTTGGGTAGATCAGGATTTTGTGGTGTCAAGATGGCATCAATGTGCTTAGTGCCCAATGCTTCATATACACGGCGATAAGCCTCATACATGTTGTGCATTTGTGGAGCACTCTGAGCAATCTGGAGCTGCGTTTGAGCCAATGTGATACGTTGGGCTGACGAGAAGATGTTTGGATCTGCTACGGGCTGTACATCAACGCTACCATCAAAGTCGCTACGCTTAATCTTGCGTGAAGCGCCAGGAACATCGTATGGATACTCGTTTGGTAATGATTCACCAAAGCCATCTGCCAGCAATTTGAATTCAAGCTTTTGTGCATAGTGCATACGCTTGTGAATTGCGGACATAATGGTTGCGCCTTTTTCAAGGAGCGCAATTGTCGTACCGACTGCAGCATTTTGATTGCCATCACCTACTTGCATATCTGCAATAGAGGCTAAACGCTTGCCTGCTTCAACACAGAAGCCCATTAAGGTAAATAGTGTTTGGCTTGGCTCTTTGTATGGTAGTGGTAACAAAGAACCTTGCAATTCAGCACCACCAACGTCAATATCACGCCACTCACCTGGTTGGAGCGCAACGTCATCGTTTGCAATACGAGCGCCTTTAGCTTTAAACCCTGCTGGTAAGTTGGCCAAAGTACCCGCATCAATTAATTGACGCATTGCTGAAGTAGCAGTCTTAGTCAAACCACCGATCAAGTGTACAAAACCAAGGCCATAGGCTCCAGGGCCTTCGATCAACGGATAGTGAACGAACCATTCTTTACGCTGCTTGCTTGGTGAGTCTTGTTTCCAGTTACGGCGGATACCAACAACTTGATTGCTATATTCTTCGATCGTAATGACGTATGGAAGTTTGATTCCAGTCTCTTCACCGTCCTCATCCATATCTTCAAAACCACGCAAGTCCCACTCGACGTTAAATTCAAGCAAGAATAGCTCTTCCGGATCACCAGAAGGTGTAACTCCAGTGATTTTGTTCAAAGAATCTTGAATTGAGTCACCAGCATTGGCTTGTGAAGGCTCTACATTCACATCACGATAAAAACCACACGCTACAAGCTTTTTGTACTCGTTTACGTCCATCGGAATACGATGGGTAATACGTGGGCACTTGCTAATAACTGAAGAGCCGTTGTAAGGAATGAATAAATCGTCAGGAAGCACTAATTTGCTGACCATTTTGTCTGTTTGTGGGTCTACATAGACCTTTTTGAACGCAGAACCGCCGTATCCAGCGAAAAACAAGAGCTGATCAAACTCAGGAGTGTATTCTTGCATCTCACAAGTGAGCTGGTAGTTCATAAACTCTTTAACACGCTCTGCTTTTGCTAACTTTTCACGTGTTTCCTTGCCAATGACCTGAGTTTTTACAGGACCTTCGGCTGGCATAAGCTCTTTGAAGGCTTGTGCTTGGAATTGAATGATCGCTTCAGTCAACATTGGGTGTGAAGTACCGCAAGCACCCTTAAATGGCTTGGTTCTCTCTTCATAGGAGAAGCCTAATAGCTCTAAACCTTTGGAATACTGCTTTTCCCACTCACCACGAGACGCTTTATCAGCATCAAACAGCGCCATTAGCTCAGAAGAGATAAATCCAAGCTCAGATGGGTCAACAACTTCGGCTAAATTGGCATCAAAAGGTACTTCTTCATCTTCTTCCTCACCCAATTCGACAGTAGCACCACCGTCTTCTTCCAAAATGACTTCAATGTCCTCACCTTCGGGCCTTTTATTAGCCTCAGGCATCTCAATATCGATTTCTTCTTCGTCTTCTGGGCGGTATTTATGAATTGCCATGTTTATTCCTAGATGTATTTCTGATTTTCATCATCATTTTTGTCTACCATACCACCGTTTTTAAAGCGAACGCCTTCTTTTGAGATTCTTTTCGCTGCATCGTCTTGCCAGAAGATGCCATATCGGTCCATCGTAGATCCGTTTTCGTATTGTAACGGTACTTTTCTCATTTCAAACCCAGGCCCCAGATCTTTTATCACCGCACGAATGTTGTTTGGTAACTTTTCGTAGAGTTGGGCTTGGGCTGAATCACTGCCAGGGAATAATACGCCATTTTTACCACGTTGAATACCAGCACTTACAGCGTTTTTAAGCATGATTTGTTGCATTACTTGAGGCATGCGCTCGATACCTGGGGTAAATTCAGGGGTGCTGTAATCACCTGCTTGGATACGTTCCCTTAAGTTAATAATGCGCTGCTGAATTTTTTTGCTTTCTAGGTTTAGTTTGTCTCTTGCGGCAGCGTCTTCTGCTTTAAAAGTCTTTCGAGTAACAGAATCTAGTTTTTGTTCTAGTTGACCAAGCTCATCCATATCCTTGTAGTGGCTTCCAGATGTAGCACCTTTTTTAAGCAAATCATCATAGCGGTCTGATTGCAACTCAGGGATTACCATAACATTTTCTTTAGTGGGTAGAGTTACGTCTTGGAAACGGCTAAAGGAAATAGGTTTGTCCTTTGCAATACTAGAGTGCTGTCCTTTGTATATTTCGTTTTGAGAAAGGGCTTTTGCAACAGCATCTCGGTAAGGTCTTTCAATCTCGTCAAATCGTTTTATAGATTTTGTAAGATCACCGCCTACTAAATCACCCATCATACGTTCTGTAATCTTGCTCTTTTCATAGCCAGAAAGTTTATCCCAGTCAGCACCCAAAGATTCTCTATGGGCTACTAGATTAGTTCCGTACTTCTTGTCTAAACCAGTTAAGATAGCGTTTTCTGCGTTATTCTTAAGCACCGGGTCTACTATGTCAGATAACTTTTTAAGTCTTTCCCCAACATCCTTAATACCTTCAATTTCTGGATATTTTTCGTAAGCTTCTTTTGATAATTTTTGATACTCCTTGAAGCTATCAAAACCGTATTTAGTTCCCTGGCTTGTTGGGTATGAAATATCACTCATATCACTGCGAATCTCATCTATTTTTGAACGTAGTTGACGAATCTCAGGAACGTCTCGTTTAAAAGAAGAAGCTAAATTTTCTCCTACAATATTTTTAGCCATAGGGCTGCCAAAGAAGACCTCAAGCTGTTTAGCTGCGGTATCTTTTTCTTGTGGGCTATAAGAAGAAGAACCTTTGTATCGATAGAGTTGTTTGTTCTTCATATCTTCAAGATAAGACTGTGCTAGTTTTTCTTGTGGAGTAATATCTTCCAAAAGGTTAACTGTTCCCATGGGTTTGCTTGGGAAAGGATTTTCCATGCGTGCGTGGAATTGGTCCATGTTTTTAGGGTCAGGCTCTTTGATCTCTACCTTAAAGCGTGCGGGTGAGGTCTCCTCTAGCTGTCTTAACAAATCAGATGGACGAATCTTATCTTTAGGAGACTTACCTTCAAGCAATTGTGCTACACGGTTCATTTCGTAATCACGGCTGCCCTTAGCTAACTGATTAGTAAGCTGCTCTACAGTCACAGGGTTATTGCCTTGTGCAAAAAATTTATCTAGTGGACTAACAAACGGACGATCCCTGGTTGGCTCTGTTAATGTACGTTTAGGTTGTTGTGGTCCTTCAAAACCTTTGATTCGTGGCTCATTAATCAGCTTTTGAATTGCTGGATCAAGCTCATTTAACATGGAACGAGCTTCACCTTTTGGTTTATCCGGTACACGCTCTGTATAAGCAGGGGCAATTGTTTCCTTTGTAGGAACGGCCGGTGTTTCAGGAACAGCTTCTGATGCTGTCTTCTTAGCACGGGACATACCACTTAACTCATACGCTTCGTCTAATGCTTTACGGCTCATGGAAGCAGCTTTATTACCTACCGTTGCTACGCCTTTTGCTACACCGGCGGGAGAAGCTATACCTGTAGCAAACCGGGTCAAAGTTTCCGTCATAGAGCCAGTAGGCTTATCCATTAGGCCATATTTATTGGCTTTGTCAATTAACCACTCTGCGCCGCCCACGGGTAACTCAGAAGCTAACTTGCTCCCGGTCATGGCATCTACACCCTTAAGACCTAAGTTAATAAGATCAACAGGTGAGCCAGCCAAATCCGCTGGAGCGTATTGAGTAGAACGACCAACTTCTTTTAACATCGCCTTTGCTGAGCCTTTTTCTGGCTCGGGGGCTACTTCTCCACCTTCGGCCATCAATGCAATAGTAGGAGCATTAATACCTGCAGCGCCAAAGCCTGCAAGGTTATATTGATTTGGATTGTTAGCAACTTGAATGGCAATGCCTCTTTGCTCAGCGTCCTTTACAGCGATTTCGTCCGCTTTTGCTTTACGTGCCATTACTGCGTCAATAGACTCGCCTGGCTGTGTAGGTGCTACTTCGCCAAAGCCTGGTGGGGCAGCAGGTGGGGCAATTGTAAAGTCCTCTGGCTTAGTTGGAGCTACTTCACCAAACGCTACTTCGGTCGGAGCGGCCCTATCAAACGCTGAGGGTGCTGTTGGTGCTGCTGCATCGTAAGTCGGAGCTGTCATATTAAAGCCTGTTGGCTTCGTAACATCTTTAGTAATCACGTTACCAAAGTATGGGACAGCAGGGTTTGTGTTTACAAAC